AAATTAGTTTGTGAAAGATATGTTGAACTAAAAGAATTTGATATGATTAAACCAATTATTGGTCGTATTGATTATGAAACTAAAACAAAATTTATAGAATTAAAAACTAAACCACCTAATTTAAGGAAGGTTAAAGGTAAGGAAGAGTGGAACATGATCACTCAAGATTTACCTTCAGAACCTACAATAGAAAACCTTACACAAACTTCGTTCTACTACATGGCAACAAAGAAGATACCATACTTGGTATATGTTAATGATAAAGATTATGTCATCTTTGATAAGAGCCATGAGTTAATGAAGGCAGATCATTTGCAACATCTTTATAATATCATGGTAGATAAAATTCTAACATGGGAGAAGATGATTATGTTTTGTGAGGGTAACATCAATCGATTAGCTAACATGATTGAACCACCAGATCTTAATCATTTCTTTTACTACAAAGATTTAGCAGATGAACAAAAACAACTAATAACCAAACTATGGGGAATAAAAATATGAGTATAGAAAATGCAATAAGAAAAGCATTAGAAAGTAAAGGTATTGATTTTGAAAAAGAAATTAAAATATTTTCTAATTGTAATAGCAATTATGTAAAGCCAAGAGTTAAAACAAAACACGCTAAACATACTATATTGGGTGATAAAATAAAAGATATAAAAAACAAAGAAAGGATAATTAGTGACTAAAAAAAATTACATTAAAAGTAATAGAATTAGAGTAGAGCAAACTAATAAACATGGTCATAAATTAAGCAGAGGCATTATTCAACCAGAAGAATTTACTGTTAAAAGAGGAGTTGGTTTTAGAAAACAGATAAATCTTTATTGGCAAAAAAGAGATGCTGAAAATTTAAGATACAAAAAAACAAACTAAAAGGAGAAACAATGAGTAGTGAAACTAATGTGTACCAAATAAATAAAAAAAATATGAAAAATATATACGAAAAACTTTACAATGCCTGTAATCATGCGAGTGGTGTAAAGAAAGCAAGCAAGGTAAAAGGAATGCCTTTTAATCCTTTATTACATGATGATGTGCAAAGAGTTGCAATGGCAGCTCTATTAGAAAATAGATTATATGCAACTTGTAATTACGTTACAGATGTTACACCTAAATGTGTAATTGTAACTTGTACTATGAAGATAACAGACATCGATGATCCAAAAAATTTTATTATAGTTGACGGATGTACTGCGATGGGTGGTCTTGATAAATACGGAACAGGTCAAGCAATGTCATACAGTAGAAAGTATGCTTTTCTAAATGCGTTAAACTTAAAAACAGGAATGGATTTAGAAGATGGTTATAACGCAAAACCATTTGAAGAAGATTCTGTAGAGCAATCTAAAGAAGAACCTACTTATCTTGATGATGAGGTAAATGTAGAAGATATAATAAAAGATATTTCTGACACAACAACTGCAAGACAATTATCTTCAGTTAAAGATTTAGTTAGAGATCAAGTTATGTATCTTAAAAAAAATAACCCCAAGGCATTCGAGCAAGTTGCAAAATTTACTCGTGAGCATGAGGTCAAACTAAACAATAATCAACAGTAGTTGATATAACCAAGGAGTAAACATGGATAATCAATCCGAAAAAATATACATCAACCTTACCAAGAACCCAGATTGGAAGTCACCAGAAGATAAACTTCCTATTTATATTGGTCCAAAAAACATGAAGCATCCAGATAAGAACTGGACCATTGGAGTAAATATTAATGGTAAATGGTACAACCAGGCTGCCTTTCCGTCTAAAGATCAAGACGGCAAATTAAAAGCAGGAGAGTTAACTATAATTTTAACACCAAGTGGAGCAAGTAAAAACAATATTGCAAAATCTGATGATGGTGCTAATAACGAATATACCTTTTAACTTTAGCTAGAAGGTATCAAGCAGGGTGGGGTTTTTTTCCCTTTCCGTTTTCCCCACCTTGCTTAAAAACTTATGACAGATAATATTAAAGAACCAAAACATTATACTCAATACAAAATTGAGCCTATTGATTTTATTATTTCTAATAATTTAGATTTTTGTACAGGTAACATAATTAAATATGTTTTAAGATATAATTTAAAAAATGGTGTTGAAGATCTTAAAAAAGCTAAACAGTATATAGATTTTTTAATCGAAAAAAAAGTTGAAAAAAGTAAAAAAATATGACAAAATTTAAAAGAATTATCAATGGAGAGTGTCATTTTACAATGATCGAACTCTTTGATGATGTACAAAAGGCTACTGACACCCAAAATAGAGGTGAGTTAGTAGAATGTAAAATCGATAATTTAAGATTCGATTCTACAAAAGTGAAAAAGGAGCATAATGGAGAAAACCAAAATGCGTCTGCAGAAGTTGATGGATCAACAGAGAAAAAAATCTGAACAATACATCCAAACACTTCAAAAAGTTAACAAGTTGAAGGCAGAAAGTTATCAACTTCACATTAAAGTTAACGAATGCAGAGAACAGTTAATGGCAAAATAGTTATTAACTTAATAGTTGAAAAAAAAGAAAGGAAAACGTAGGGGATCTATGACCATAAATATAAGTCAACACTATAATACACACATAAAAAACTTAAATCAAAATCACTTTATCTATAAAGTTAAGAAAGCATTTTACCTTCTAACAAACCAAGAAGAAAGATTATATGAGGTAGGGTTTTCAGAAGGATTTCTGTACGCAGCAGAACTAATGCAAAGACAACCAATATTAGATAGCAATAACAAACTTAAAATTGGTATCAAATATAAAAACGCAAACCTAGAAGTAGTTTCTAAACTTGTAGATAAAGTGTGTGAGAAATATACTGTAAGCAAGCATGACATTTTTAGTAAAGGTAGAACCAGGGATGTAGTTAGAGTAAGAAGTATATTGTATAATTTATTACATGAACAATATAATGTAAGTCTATCTTCAATGAGCAGAGTGTTTAATCAAGATCATACAACAGTAATTAATTCTCTTCGTAACAAGCAAGAGAAGAGAAGATACTGGAATCCTGGTAATACTATCTGGGAAGAGTTTGAAGAATTAAAAAGAATTACTTTTTAAATCCAGACTTCATATTCTTGTAAGCCTTCGCAGAGATTGTAGATTTTTTTTTAGTATTAGATGTGCCAGCTTTTTTTTTCTTATTAATGTTATAGTAAAGACCCTTCTTTGCGATCTTACCAGTAGCTGTTTTGTGATAACCTTTTTTCATGTTGCTCCTTATGTTGTTTAACTTTTAACTCACAGTAGTTGTCAAAGCAAGAACCTTCTTTACCATCATGACAAAAATATTCTTTCTTATGGGTTACTATCCAACCACCCTCATCACTCATTAATTGTTTGTTACACTCTTTACAATAACCACAAATTAATGATTGAACTTTTGGTTTCTTCCATCCTTTTTTTTGCATATTAACACTTCCATCTTCTTCTAGCTTGTCTTATTCTAGAGTTAGGATCGTTTCTTGTTTTAGCAGAAGATCTTTTAAGTTGACCAAGAGATCTTGCGCAATAACTTTTTCTACGTTTAGCTGCCTTCGATCCAGGTTTAACTTTACCTGTAACTGCAGTTTTTAATTTACTACCAGGATTGGCTCTTCGATATGCTCTTACACCTTTAGCCGTCATGCCAGCTCCAGACTTTGTTGGTCTGTAGTTTGCGTTCTTACCTTTAGTAGTTTTTCTTATTGCCATAATTATTCTTTTATTATTTTTTTAATAGCTTTGCTACCATCAATATTTTTTTCTAATTCTGCTTTTACCTTATCACACTTGTATTCTATATTATCATTAGCTGCACGTTCAGCAACACGTTTACCTTTTAGACAATCTGACATAGCAGGTTGAATACGATGTTCAGTTAGTTCTCCTGCTATAAACATACATAAAGCTATAACAGATTCAATCATAGTATCTTACCTTTATTACTACCTTTTTTAATAACGTATTTTTGTGTACCATGTTTACCAGTTTCTACTTCTTTTTTTAAATACTTTACAAAGTTCATTTGTTTTGTTTTCTTATCCATGTCACTTAAATACTGAACAATCTTTCTAGTAATTCTTTCCATTGGCTCTGACTTTGTCTTTTAATTCTTCAACATCTTTTAGTGCTTTTTCTAATTGTGTTTTTAAAAATTCTATATTTACTTTGTTAGTCATATTTTGTTCTTGATTTTTAATTAACTTTTCTACATCTTCAAACAAACTTTCGATTAACATAAATTGTTCTTGGTCAGTAGGTTTTTGTTCTGATTTTTTAAGTAGATCTGCTTGAAACAATTCTCTTGAAGTTTCCAATGAAGTAAGTCTAGCAGTAACTTCTGTATATGCAAACACACCCATAGCAACAGCAACAACTATACCAATCATATTTTTAATTGGCATACTTACAGATGTTTTGTCAGATACTTTCATTTTCTTTTTCTTTTTTTATTTAATAGATTAACTCTTGAATGCCATAACCATGTAGTAAACTTTATAGAATAAGTCTCAAGCCATGAAAATAAATTATCTAAACCACCAAAAAATTTTAATAAGAATTTATCAATCATCTTCCTTGACCCTTGTATCTTGTAAGTTTCTGTTGTCTTTTTTCATTTTTATTTTTAGACTTCTTATGCGCTCCTGGTCCACGCTTCTTTGGTTTATCTCTAGGTATAAAATGTGTAAACTTTTGTTTTGCCATTATCTTTTCTTCTTATATTTCTTTTTCTTTTTCTTTTTACCTGTTTGCTGCGCAAGTAATGTAGGTTTCTTTCTACTGTATTGTGATACAAACATTGTTGGTGCTTCGTTACTCATATTATTTCTTTACTAAAGATCCACCAAAATACAATCCAATTATTGCAGAAACTAAATTAGTATCTAATGGTGTGATTACAAAACTGTTAGACGATAATGTTATCCATTTCATAACTTCTTTCTCTGGTATAAAAAAGAATGAAGGTTTGAACTCTAGATAACCTACAATAACACTAGTGTCTGGTGATATTATTGGCATTAATTTTGGCAGCAAGACTATCGCAAAGACAGCAGTTAATGCTATAATTCTTCTGGTCCATTGGAAACCTTTGTTGTCATATTCCCTTGCTTCTTTAAAACCTTTTTGTTGAACTTCAGCTCTTTGTATAAGCATCTTTTGTTCTTCTCTTTTTGCTTTTATACTTTGTGACCAGATACTCATTACTCCACCGAGTACAGTAGAACCTAGCATTGTTATCATTTCAAATGGCATTGTTTCTCCTATTCATATATTATTTTTACGTTAAGTTTCTTTTGTTCTTTAGTTGCTCCTCTAGATATAAATGATCCTTTAAGATTTCTTTTGTATCCATCTGGCGCAGTATAACTGTCAACCTTTCTATAATTTTTAGATTTAACATCGTAAGCATTATACTCACCTGTATCCATATTTAAAGTAACAATGTCTATTGGTCCAAGACCACCCAGGGGTGTAAACACTAGTATATTAGGATCTTTTGCAAGACGAAGTTGAGCAGTAAGTTCTGTAGTTAAGCCAACTATAGCTTTTTTTCTTCTAGCCATTGTATTTGATGAAGCCTAGCAAGGAAGCTATCGCACCACCAATTAGCAGCAGAACTCTAAAACCACCTTTACTTTTATTAACATCTTCTTTTAAACATTTTATATCTTTACGCATTTCATCTATAGCTTTAAATAAAGTTTTCATTCTTTCAGCGCAAACCTTCTCATGATATGAAATACGAATAGAGTTGTTATCTTCTACTGCTTGTTTTAAAGTTTTTTTTTTAGACACCACTACCTACCTTTCTGCAAAAATAAGTAACGTATAATTCTTCTTCATTAAATCTTTCAGAGTTATAATTGATTACTTCTACAGTTGCTAATGCTCCTGCTTTATTACAATCACTCCATGTATTAAATTCCATAGGTGACATTGTAGGTGTGTTACAAAATCCTGTGATAGCCGAACATATAGTATAAGCTAACACAAATTTCATTATAATTCTTTTGGTGTAATCTTTTTTCTAGGCATTAACTATATCTCACTATAACTAATCCAGAGCCACCATTACCACCATTTCCAAAACCACTTGATGTTGATGAACCACCAGAACCAGTATTAACTAATCCATTATTTCCAGGATCAGATCCACCAATATTTGCACCACCACCAACACCTCCAGAACCACCACCAGGATGAGAGCCTCTGTTTTGTGTTCCACCAGAGCCACCACCACCAATGTATAATGTTCCACCTGATGAACCAGTTGTTGCATTATTTGAACTATCAGTTCCAGATGTTGTTGCTAATAAAAAAGCAGTTGTATGACCTGCACTAGAACTAATAAATGTAGAATTACCATCTCCACCATTTCCTACTGTTCCAGATGATGCGTTGACACCATTAGTGCCAGTTCCTCCACCACCACCACCTGGTCCCTCTGAAGTACCAGTACCATTTCCACCATTAAAACCAAAACCATAAGTTCTACTATCTGCTGAAATTGAAGTGTCAGTAGTTTGTGTTCCACTAAATCCAGGATTAGCATATCTGCCACCTCCACCACCAGAGCCACCTTCTCCTCCAGTAGTAACACTAGAACTTCCACCAAAACCACCACCAAGAGCAGTTAATAAAGAACCGAATGTAGAATTTTGACCAGTAGTTGATGAACTTTGACTTCCTGCACTAGTACCAGTTCCACCATTACCAACAGTTATTGCATAAGTAGCAGCAGATAAAACTAAAGATGGTCTAAATATTAATCCTCCTGCACCTCCACCTCCTGCATTATCTCCAGTAGTTCCTCCACCACCACCAATCATAAATATATCGACAGTTTTTCCAGAACCTAAAACAAAGTTGCCATTAGATGTAAATTTATGAAAAGTATAAGTAGTTCCACCATAAGTATATGTTCCAGTAGAATTTCCTCCAGATGGTGGGTCTGATACAATAATATTAAAAGTTCGGTCTGTAAAATTTGTTCCAGATGTTGCTCTTGCATTAAAAGTGTAAGTCGCACTTCCACTAACAGTTGGAGCAGTTCCAGTAATTACTCCACCAGATGACATGGAAAAACCAGCACCAGATAAAACAGAACCTCCAGTTTCAGCATAAGTAATTGCATCTCCTTCAGCATCAGTAGCAGAAACAGTTATATTTGCAGATGTTCCTTCGTCAAGACTACCAATATTTCCTGCTGATGTAGTCCAGACTGGAGAAGCATCAATATTAAAAGCAGATGATAATGTACCAGTAAGTCCACCAGCAGATGTTATTGATACTTTATAAGGCTCTTTAGTTGCATCTATATTTGATGTTATTCTAGCTGTAATTTGTGTTGGACTATTAACTGTCGTTGTAGGAGATGTAAATTCTGTATCATCATTTGCAATAAATTTTGCAACATCTCCACTATTAAAATTTTCACCAGTTATTACTAAATCAAATCCATCATCAATTTGTTTTTGTGTTATACTAGATACATTTACAGATGATACTATTGGAGTAGCTTCAAGTGATACAAATCCAGATGTAGTTCTTCCTTCAAATTTTCCAGTAGTAGAATTAAATCTAAATTGACCAGCTGTACTACCTCTTTGTGCTGTAGTACCTGAAGCAACTTTAGTACCTTCAGTACCAGTATCAACTATGTTTTCAAATTTGAAATCAGCTATATCTCTTGCTTTAGTCATGAGGATTAATCCTCGCTAGGTGGTGTATAACCTGTTAATGCTGTTGCTTCAGCTTGTGTTAATCCCAAGTCTAATAGTTTTTGATTGCCACTAGCTTGGTTATCTTTTCTAGCTTCTTTAATAGCTAATTCTTCTTCTGCTTTAGCAACTGCATTAGCTACTTCAGTTTCTCTTGCTGAAATTTCTTCAGCAGTCATATCAACTAATTCACCATTTAACATTTTTTTCATAATTAACTCTCCTTAACTCCAAATACTGTTATTCTGCTATCAACTTGAATATTACCAGAACCAAATACAAATTTAACATTATTAACTTTTGCACCTGCTGATAATCTACAAGCCATACCATGACCTGCTTGATGCATAACATGTTCATCAAGGTTACTACCATTGTAGTATCTTCCACCTTGCCAAGTAAAATGAGAACTTTCAGAATAAGTTGAAGTTTCAGTATTCATTAACATAGCCTCTCCTTGCCAAGCACCAGCAGCACTTGTTCTAGTATAACCAGAAAGAGCATTTCCTATCATCCATCTATTATTTCCTGTGTCAAACATACTTGTTCTATAATCTCCATCATTAGTGCCATCAAATCTAACATAAGCTCCAACACCTGCACTAAAAGCATTTAAGTTATAGTTTGAACCATTATCTGTTGAAGGATAACAATACAATTTATCTGGGTCAGTATTAGCACCATATACTTGAATAAAAAATTTAAACTTTGAATATGTTGATGTATCTAAAACTGAACTATTAAATGTTATATTTGCAACTGAACTACCAGATACTTTTGTTGAATTAAGTAATTCTAAAGCACCACCAGAAGCATCATTCCAACTAGGATTTGCACCAGTACCATTAGTTTGTAATACTTGACCACTTGTTCCTGCACCAAGTCTTTGTAGACCAGATCCATCACGATATAAAATATCTCCTTGAGTAGTTAAAGTTGTTGTTAAATCAGTTCCATCACTACCATTAGTACCTGCAGAACTCATTTGATCCCAGAAATTTGTATCTGTTGGAAGATTGCCAGTTGATGCAGCAGTACATACATAAGATGAACCATTGTATGATACAACGTCATCTACTGCATAAGCAGTACCACCTGCATAAGCACCTTTCCAATTAAATTTTATAGATCCTAAATTTACAATAGCCATGTCTTCTCCTTATACTTATTTTTAAATTGTTGCAACTAAATTTCCATCATTATTTATGCTAAAAGTGAACCCACTAGCACTAAATAAAACATCATCAAATGAAGCAT